CGTCGTTCGACGGCAGAGATGTTCATCTGATTGATGACGTACAGACCATAATAACCGCCGTATTCGGCGGCACAGCAAAAGGATACATTATCGAAGCTGATCTGACCCTCACGCCCTGCTACGTCGCAAAAAGCGGAAACACCTTCGCCCACGGAAATACATTAAAAGAGGCAATCGACGCACTGCACGAAAAGCTCTTTGATGATATGCCCGAAGAAGACCGCATCGCAGAATTCTTCAAATCCCACAGCCCCGGCGTGAAATATCCCGCAAAAGATCTCTTTGTGTGGCACAACAGGCTCACCGGAAGCTGCGAAGCCGGACGGATGGCCTTCGTCCGCAGCCACGACATAGACCTCGAGAATGACACCTTTACCATAGAGGAGTTCGTCAGCCTCTGCAAAGACAGTTACGGCGGAGAAACGATAAAAAAGCTCCTCAACTGATCCCTCAGACCACCTGATGACAGCCGGCAAAGACCGACCGCCCGGCAGAGCGTATCTGCCCCAAACCCGCAATCCTTTGCGCGCTCACACGAAAGAATTTGATGTTCCGGATATATGAGATTCGGATATATGTGAGAAAAAACGGCACAGGTTGAGAAAAGACTCCGATATGAGTACCGTAAAACGGGATCGGATGACACCCGGAAAAGGGACGGGGCTGAGAGACAAACGGGCAATAAGAGGTCTTGGCAGTCGGAAAAAGCAACGACCCTCCGCACAAAGAGGTTAAGGCGGTGACATACGGGAAAGACCATCTGAGGGGAACGGCGCCGTAACCTCAGCGCAGCACACTCAGCGAAACGGTGTTGACAGCCGGCAAGAGACCGACCGCCCGACGGAGCGCATCCGTCCCAGCCGAAAGGCAAAAATACCGAAAAACAATTCGAAAGGAGATTTCCCCAAGATGAACGCTACAACACAATGCTTTAAGGTGCTTGAACACCTGAAGTACATAGGGTCTCTCACACAAGCGCAGGCGCTTGAGCTGTACGGCGTTGCCCGTCTCACTTCCCGCGTCAACGACCTTAAAAGGAAGGGGATTGTAATCAACACAAGGACGATCCCCGCAATCAACCGCTTCGGCGAGAGAGTGCGTGTCGCCGAGTACAGTTTACCGAAGGGAGAGCAAAAGGATGAGCAATCTTAACTTTAACCAAGTCATACTCGCCGGTCGGCTGACCGCAGACCCGGACGTCCGCACGACACCGCAGGGCAAACAGGTGCTTCAGGCAAGCATCGCAGTCAACCGCGACCGCAGAGACGGAAACGAGCAGACGGATTTCATTGACTTCGTCGCATGGGAAAAGAGAGCCGAGTTTATCTCGAAGTACTTCCGTAAGGGAAGCGCGATCCTGATATCCGGCAAGGTACAGACCCGCATATGGACGGACAAAAACGACCAGAAGCGGAAATCGGTCGAGGTGCTTGTCGATGACGCAAGATTTGTTGACGGAAAATCCAACACCGCGCAGAACACGCAGAAATCGCCTGTGACGAACGAAAGCGCCGGAGCGCCTGCTTATATTCCCGACGCATACAAAGCCCCGCAGTTTGAAGAAATGGCGGGCGACGACAGCGACCTGCCGTTCTGATAGAGAAAACAAGGAGAGAAGCAATGTCGCGTCCGATGAGGGACGGGGTCGATTACTTTCCGAAGGATACGGACTTTTACAACGATGATAAAGTCCGTATGTTGAGAAGCGAGTTCGGCATAAAGGGTATGTACCTTCTGGACTACCTGCTATGCGACCTATATGGTAAAAACGGATATTACATGAACTGGAACGGTGACAAGTGCTACCTTGTGTCTGATGGTGCGGGATGTGGTTGTGATTCCAAGTTCGTTGAGGAGTTCATTCAGGGTTGCGTGAGGCGTTCCTTCTTTGATGAAGGGGTGTTCACAAAGTTCGGGGTGCTGACATCTCAAGGTATCCAGCGGCGCTATATACGGATGCTCAACAACCGCAAAAACATAATACTCAACCGAGAATACTTCTTACTGGACGTGTCAAATGACAATGACGTTCCGGGGGGTGTTCTTGAAAAGATTACTTTTATCGGCGAAACCATTAATGGAAACCCCGATAAAAGTAATGGAAACCCCGATAAAAGTAATGGAAACCCCATAAAGAAAAAAGAAAATAAAATAAAAGAAAATAAAACAAATTATCAAGAGGTCGTTGACCTCTTCCATGACACTTGCGTGTCATATCCTCGTGTGACCGCTCTTTCGGGCAAGCGAAAGACAGCAATCGGGGCGAGGATGAAAATGTATTCTATCGATGACTTCAGGCGGATGTTTGAGAAGGCAGAAGCAAGCGATTTCCTGAAAGGGAAAAACAAAAGGAACTGGCGTGCGAATTTTGATTGGCTTATGTGCGATTCAAACTTTGCTAAAGTCCTCGACGGAAACTACGATAACCGGGGAACAACCGGGAAAGGAGATACTGGCAACGTCTTCCTGAAGATGTTGCAGGACGAGTATGGATAAGAAAGATATACTTGAGTGCCTGTCACTGCTGAAGGTTGCGTATCCTTACATATACCGCGATATAAGCGACGGTGACGCAAAAGCGCTCGTAAACCTATGGAGCTTCAGCTTTGCCGACAGCGACCCGCAGACCGTGAAGTTTGCCGTGTCCGAGCTGATAAAGAGATCAAGCTACGCGCCGTCTATCGCGGATATAAGGGGTTACATATCAAGTATGGAGGATATCGCTTCCGGCACGCCCTCCGACAGTCAGATGTGGTCAATCCTTCTCCGTGCCGTGCGAAACGGGTACTACAACTTCCGCGAGGAGTTTGAAAAACTCCCGGACGAGCTTAAGGCTTACGTCGGACAGCCGGAGCAGCTTCGGGCATGGGCGCAGATAGACGAATCGATCTTCAACTCGGTTCATCAAAGCAACTTCATGAAAAACTTCAAGGCATCTCGGCAGCGTGTGAAGGACAGTAAGCTCCTCTCGCCCGAAGTGAAACAGCTCCTGCTTGCGCAGAAGAAACGGATGAGTATGCCGGGAGACAGACTGCTCCCGGACGAAAACGAGCGTAGGAACGCGGTTCTGGATGCTTTGGAGGCGGGAAAATGACCCACACCAAAGGCGAACTTCAGCAAATGCAGCCCCTCCCGCTCGACCTTAAGATAGCAATGACCGAGCGCAGAATTCGTGAGTTTTACGAATACTACGACGGCATGGTGTCGGTCAGCTTCAGCGGCGGCAAGGACAGCACGGTGCTGCTTGATATCACAAGGCGCTTATATCCCGACGTGCCGGCGGTTTTCGTCAACACCGGCTTAGAGTACCCCGAAGTGCAAACCTTCGCCAAATCGCAGGAAAATGTCACCGTGCTTCGTCCGGCGATGCGCTTCGATGAGGTGATACGCAGATACGGATATCCCATGATAAGCAAGGATACCGCCCACCTCCTGTACTATGCCCGACGCGGGTCGGAGTCAGCAAAGCTCAGACTTCATGGGAAAAATCGCGACGGCTCCCCATCGTGGTACAGGAGTCGGTTTGTAAAGTATAGTGAGCTTTTGTCTGCCGACTTTTGCATATCCGATGTCTGCTGCGACCGGATGAAAGAAAGTCCGGCAAAGCTATATCAGCGCAGCTCCCGCAGATATCCCATCTTGGCTACTATGGCATCTGAAAGCGGGAGACGCGAAAACGCATGGATGAAGACCGGATGCAACATCGTCGGCACGAAAACCGCCGTATCAAAGCCCATGAGCTTTTGGACGGAGCAGGATGTCCTGCGATACATAAAGGAGCGGGATCTCCCTATCGCCTCCGTCTACGGCGGGATCGTCCCCGAAAGCGATCCCGGACAGGTGACCATCGACGACTTTGGATGCGACAGCGGATGCAAGCTCTGCACCACCGGAGCAAAGAGAACCGGATGTATCTTCTGCGGCTTCGGTGCGCACCTTGAAAAAGGCGAGACCCGCTTTCAGAGGCTTAAGCGCACGCATCCAAAGCAGTACGCCTACTGTCTCGGAGGAGGGGCATATGACGAGGACGGTCTGTGGAAGCCGGACAAAAACGGTCTCGGTATGAAGCACGTCTTCGATGTTCTCAACGAAATCTACGGAGTGGAATCGGCGGATTTGATCTGCTTTGGACTCAGATCAACGGGATGGGTAGTGTTCTTTGGGAGGCGGAAATTGATGATTTTCCTTCTGCCGTATGCAGAAGGCATTTCGGAAGTGAAGAAACAGGAGAGAAAGGTGATTTCTATGAAGCAATTCTCGGAAGAAACAAGAAACAAGATGTCTGAAAGCGCAAAGAAAAGATGCTCCGACCCTAAGTGGTTGGAGAATCAGCATAATCGAGGAACAAAGCTTCCTCTTGACAAGGTAAAGGAAATGTATGGGAACGGAAGCACACAGACGGAAATTGCAGAGGCTTTGGGTGTCTCGCAAAAGGTTGTGTGGCGATTTATGAAGAACAACGGCATAAAGGCAAGAATTCCTGCTAAAAGAAATCAAGAAAGAGAAAAGAACTCATATTGGAAAGGCGGTAAAGTTGGGGATGGCATGGGGTATATCTTCGCAAGAGCAGACGGACACCCAAGAGCTAGAAAGCAAGGGAAGTATGTTAAAGAACATATTCTTATTGCAGAAAAGCATCTTGGAAGATTGCTCCTTCCCAATGAGGTGGTGCATCACATCAACGGTATCAAATCAGATAACCGCCCCGAAAATCTTGCGGTTATGACAAAGACGTCTCATTCACGATATCACGCATTGGTAAGAAGGGGAAAGAATCTTCCCACCCCGTTACCAGTAAAGAGGTTCTCATGACCTTCACCAAAACCCTCCACCAGCAGGGCAAGCTCACCCGCATACACCCGGAGCGGAAAATAAAGCACAACCCCGACCCTCTCCACCCGGACGAGATCGAGATGTGCCTGACCTGTGAAAAGAAAACCTGTCGCGGATGCGAAAATAAATTCAGAGAAATGAGGAAAACAACATGAAAAAACTTATCAAAGCCGCCGTTATCGTAATGTGCGCGATGCATCTTGTCTCCTGCACAGAGGCGGACAAAGTCAATTCCAACCTGTCAAAGCAGGCGGAATATTTCGAGTGCGAACGCCGTGTGACGGTGTACAACGCAAGAACCGACCAAGTGATTCTCTATGCTGAAGGGTATCTCAACATCGACAACAACAGTCACAACGAGCTTGTGATAACCGCCAAGGTCGGCTCAAATGAGTATAAGAAAAATTATGTATACCTCAACGCATACACCCTGTACGTCGTTGAGGACATAACCGGAACGCATACCGATCCGTATCACTACAAGCTGTATTTCCATACGGAATTTCCGGTTGACATTGACCCAAAGCCGTAAGGAGGAATGAAGAATGACATACAAAGAAACCATCACATGGCATGAGGTAAAGACACGACCGCTGACAGATGAGGAAAAAGACGAGCATCCCACATGGGGCATGATAGTCGAAGGCGCGATACCGGATGAAGACAAAGAAATTCTTGTTGCCACAAAAAGCGGAGTGTTTACAGACACCTGCCTGTATGACTATGACGAGGGATTTTACCTCGACAGCGGCAAAGACTGGGATGAAATTCTCGCATGGGCATCAATACCAAGGTACAAGAAAAATGTTTGATTTCATTGAGGAATACAAAGCATTAACAAAAGATTTTTGTCCCGCGCCGAACGCAAAACATCAGCCGAAACGGTCAATGGTACTGAAAAGAAAGAAAAGAATCAAAAGAAAAGGACGAAAGAAAAAATGAACACTTCAAAAATCGAAAAAGCAATTCTCGCGGCAATGCAGAAAGACGTGACCGCAGTAAAAAGAGAAACCCTCGCAGACGGCGACGCCTTCATCACGGCAGATGGCGTGACGGGGTTCGTCCTGAACGAAGTGGAGACGAACCTCAACCTCGCAAAAATCCCGAGTGCAGAAATGAAAAGCCTCATTGAAGCGTGGGAAAGCCAGATGTGTGAGGGAAACCTCCTCAAGAAAACCGAAAACCTCATAGAGGCAGACAACGACCTCGGCATATACCGAGAGCTCGCCAACGAAAGAGGGGTATTCTATGTAAAAGAGAAAGCGGTCGAGCTTTTCGACGGGGAATTCACGAGCTATTACGCCTCGGACGTAAGCAACATCGTCACCGTGGCACAGATAACACCGAGAGGAGAAAAGATGGTCGGAGTTATAGCAAAGCTCCGCACGGATAATGAGATATGACACTTTCACGCAACGCTACAAAAGCCCGTGAAGAATTAAGGGCGGAAAAAGGAAGATGAGGGGAAATGAAAGAGTTGATGAAAAGTTGTAATAATTGCGTACATAGAAAAAAGCAAATATGAATTTGGAGATAGCGGAAGAATAACTTTCTTTTGTTATTGTTGTATGATGGACGGAAGAAATAAATTCACACCAACCGACCACCCAACCGAGAAAGGCGGCGGTGAATAATGTTCTTGTATAACCCTATCGGAAAGACACTTGCAGAGGTACACAAAGATTGTGGCGGTAATATGGGTGGTTATTCTGTATTTGTTTTGCAAGACGAAAACGACACAATAGGAAAACCACTTGACGAGGATTTTTCAATCGGTTTAATTTTGAAAAAGCACCCACAATATGCGAATTGCAAGGTCAAATATGAAAATGATTTTTATGGCATAACTGTGTTGCGAGTAGAGAAAGGCGGTGAGGAGTGATGAAGGAATGTGATTGCAAACATTATGATGCAGAATTGGATTGTTGCAAATATTTAAGCGATTGGTCGGATGCGATGCCGGTTCTTCAACCTTGTGTAGAAAGTCCTTGCGAAAAATACAGACCGAGAGAAGTTGGAGAAAAATGTCCTGTTTGCAAATATGATATTTCAATGTGTCAATGTATGTTTGGCGGTAGTGCTCATCCTGACCGTTCAAAAAGACGAGAGGTTGTCATAGACCACCTGTATTTGCTTTCACCAAAACAGATTGAGCATATTATCAACTTGCAACGGAGATGGCAAACATCTTATGGCGATGAAGAGAAAAACCGAATATTAGAAGAATTAAAGGGTGGTGCGAATGGCTGATGTGAACTACTCCCGCCGCCGCATATGCAGATTATTCGAACTGAAAGGAAAGCTGAAATGACCGACTACAGCGAAGAATTCGACCGCCTCCGCAGAAACCGCGTTGAGCTGTCGCATATAAAGTACGGCTCCGCAAGGATAAATTTCGGCGGCGGCAGAGTGGACGCTCTCAAAACCGCCGAGGATTGCCTTGAAGCCTTCAAGCGGGACAAAAATACCGAACACCTCGTCGATGCCGCGAACTATCTGATGTTCCGGTTTATGTACCCCTACCCCGGAGAACACTTCCGCGCTACCGACAGCAGCGAAAGTGTAAAACCCGTCGGAATACCGATAAATATGGAGGAATCAATATGACCATCGTACTCTTTGCCATAATAGGCGCAGCCATAAAAGCCGGAACAGCATACTGGATATGTTTCGGAATCCTCTGCCTGTGGAAACTGGCGGAGTGTATATACAACATCCTCAGCGACTGAAAGGAGAAGTATCATGACCCTGAAAAACAAAATCCTGAAAGCCCTCGGCAGAGAAGAGGTGCAATGGTACAGAGAATTCGGTGTCCTCGCTCCCTTCTGCCCGTATTGCGGCGAACCCGCCTACGACACGCACAGATGCGCTTTCTGCGGCAAAAAATATATCTGGAGGGATTCGCCCCACCCGCCGACAATCGCTGAATACGGCGATTATACAGCGGCTCAGACCGGCGGCTCCATCCTCATCTTCAAGGGAGACCGACCGGTATATCATGCATCGTATACAGGCGACCCCATGACGGAGGACGAGCTGAAAGACCATATAGCCTTTGTCTTCGGACTGGGTATGACAGATGACTGACAGGAGGTAAAAATGCGGACACGGGACAAGAGATATAAAGACTATGAAATCACAAGGGAAAATCGGGACTTTCTCCTTGCACTTTGCCGGATGGAAAAGCCGGAGGTGCAGGGGCTACTTCGGCAATCGTGCGAAGAATCGAACGACCAGATAGCGGAGCTGCTTTATCAAAATCTTTCTCGTGGCGATTCTTACGACAAGATCGAGCGCATACCTTACGCGCAGACGGACTTCTACGCATACAGAAAAAAGGCTCTCGCGATTTTCCGGGATAAGTATATCGTCTGGCTCGGAAAAGGGAAATGAAAACAGGGGAGCTGTTGAGGCTCCCCTTAAATGCGTATTTGACGCAAAGCTCATACTGCTATACAATGGAGGTACACATGGAAATCAAAACACTTAAAATCGGAGATATACACCCATACGAAAAGAATCCGCGAAAGAACGACAAATCCGTCGCTGCTGTGGCAAGGTCGATTGAAGAGTTCGGATGGCAACAGCCCATTGTGGTTGATGTAAATCACGAGATTATCTGCGGGCATACAAGATATAAAGCCGCAAAGAAGCTCGGCATGAAAGAAGTGCCGTGTGTTATCGCGGAAAATCTCACCGAGGAGCAGATAAAGGCATATCGTCTCGCGGATAACAAGGTCAGCGAGAGTTCCGAGTGGGATTTGCCGGTTCTCGGTGAAGAGCTTGCAGGCATCATCGATATCGATATGTCGGATTTCGGTTTTACTCTTGAAGTGCCGGAGGAGATCGAGCCGCCGGACTACAAAGCCGAAACGCAGAGCATGAAAGAGGATATTCTCAATCTCGGATATGCGCAGTTCCCCGGCGTGGGCAAGTACGATATCCCCGAAATCACCCCGGTGTATGATCTGCCGGAGATAGAGGAGTGGATCGGCTTCAATTATGTGCTGAGCGAAAAGAACCCGGAGGGAAAGGGCGTTCACTTTTTCGTGGATGATTATCAGTTTGAGCGCGTCTGGAACAGCCCCCGCGTGTGGGCAGAAAAGCTCTCAAGGTTCGCGGCGGTCATGTCTCCGGACTTCTCTCCGTATGGAGATATGCCGCTTATAACGCAGATGTACAACCATTACAGAAAGCATTGGTGTGCGGCATTCTGGCAGAGCGAGGGGATAACGGTTATCCCGACGATCAGAAGCTCGACCGACACACGAAGCCTTGAGTGGTATCTCGACGGTGAGCCAAGAGGCGGGATAGTCGCGTACAGCTCTATGTGGGTACGCACCGACCGGAAGGATATATATCAGGCGGCTGAAGCAGAGTATTCCGGTATGATGCAGACGCTGAAGCCGTCACAGGTCATCGTGTACGGCAAGAAGTTTGATTTTATGGGCGACGAAGTCACAACCATAGAAAAATTTACGGATAAGAGGTGGGGCAATTGAATATCAACGATTTTAAAAGAGAGTTCAAGCAGGTAAATTTCGTATATCTCGGCGACGGGATAATTCTTTTCAGAAAGCCGCTTGAGATTTTCGACGAGCGGAGCGGAGAAACCATTGAGAAATTCAAGGGGAAAGATACCGATCCGGTTCTGGATTACGTCTTAAACGGCAAAACCGTCAGGAGCATCATAGAATCATGGAAAGAGCTTCCGAAGGTATACGCGGATATGCCGAAGGGAAGCCGAACCGGGGATTCTTACAGCGCGACGTGGACGCTTCAAGCCGGTGGCAGAGGGAACGGTAAGGACGAAACGGATTTGCCTGCCCGGATGAACGTCAAGGTTGCGGCAGACAGGCGTGATTATCAGGATATGTTGAACGCTTTCATCGAAAAACACGCAGACAGCAACAAGGAGCACGGCATTACCATCGATACGCACGGATTCACAACGCAGTACGTTCACGGTCAGCAGGGGTCGGTCGGGATATGGGGAAAGAAGGGCGAGATGGTCATTCACAACCACCCTCACGACGGATGGCCTACATTTTCGAAGAATGACATTGTCAGCGTCACACAGTCACGGGAGCGCGGAATCGTTGCGGTAAGCTCAAAGAAAGGCAGAGACGCGGCAACGGCGAAGTATGCCGGGACATATACGTTTGAGAAGGGAAACAATTTCAACGCATCCGGGCTGATGAAAGCATTGAGCAGAGCAAAGATATCCGGGAAGGATTACAACGACGCTGTCTCGGCATGGCTTAAGAAGAACCAGAAAAAATACGGATATAAGTACTCATATACACCGGCGAAGAGGTAAGGAATATGCCAAAAGGAAACAGAGGCGGAAAAGGCGCGGTGAGACCGTCAGCGGACGGGGTTATTACGGCAACGAAAAAAACGAAATTCATTTCGAGGGCGACCTATTATGGTTTATATGATGAAGATATAGACGGGACGGAGGTGTGGGAAGCGGTTAGCGATGGTAAAGGGACGCTATATTTTCACCCGGCTAAACCGGTAAGCGAAAAAGAGTATGATTACGAGACGAGTTCGGGGCACCATACGGGATACGAATATTCTTTGCAGGCAGGATGGGTAAGCAGAAGATTGACGCCCGCGCCCGGAGTGGTGAGAGATTCGGCAACGAGTGATTATGGTGAGCTTTTTGGGCTTGATCTCACAAAAGCAAAAAAGTGGTAATACAAGAGAACTCATACAAGCTTAGAAAAGCGATTGAAGCAAGGATGGATCGGGCGGGATTGGTCTGGTCATATGAAGACAAAGCGTTTGTAAGCATGAGGGGATATTATTATAGTTATAAGCAGGACAAGTGGCTGCCTTCAAAGTACGAGCAGACATATAGAAATTACACGTAAGAGGGTGAGGTGAACACATGGCAGACGGCGCGAAGTTCGGCATACCGTTTTCGGAAAGAAGCGCCGAGGAAGCGCGGGAACTCGGCAGCATCGGCGGAAAGAAATCCGTAAAGGTTCGCCGGGAGAAAAAAGCAATATCGCAGCTTGCCTCTGCCATGATTTACTCACAGCTCGACGGCAAGGGCAAAGACGCGATCAAGAAGCAGTTTGGCGGGCTTGTAAGTGACGATGTGACCGTTGCCTCGGCTATGATAGCGGGGCAGATACAGGCGGCAATGAAGGGCGACAGCAGGGCTTTCAGCACGGTCGCGGCACTTATCGAAAAGCAGGAAGAAAAAGAAGCCAAGGCAGAGGAAAAGCGGCAGTCTCTCATCAACCGCGTATACCATATGGACTTGTACGAAGTGCCGGACGCTTTTCACAGTACGCTCCGGGCAGTGCGGGATCAGAAATATCTTGAGTATGTCTTTTCCGGCGGCAGAGGCTCAACAAAGTCGTCCACCATCGCGCAGATTGTGGTCGAAATCATGAAAAACTATCGGGACATACACTGTGTAGTGTGTCGAAAGGTCGGAAACACTTTAAAGGATTCCGTGTACAGCAAGATAAAATGGGCGATTGAAAAGCAGGGACTGACGGCAGAGTTTACGGTACACAAAAGCCCGCTTGAGATAACACTGAAAGCAACCGGGCAGAAGATATACTTCCGTGGTGCCGATGAGCCGGAAAAGATAAAGTCTATCTCTCCGGAGTTCGGATATCTCGGCATCCTGTGGTTTGAGGAGCTTGACCAGTTCTGCGGGCAGGAGGAGATACGAAACATCACGCAGTCGGTCATCCGAGGCGGTGAGCACGCGTGGATTTTCAAGAGCTTCAACCCGCCGAAATCAAAGGTAAACTGGGCTAACCAGTACATACTTGAGCCGAAGGACAACCGGATCGTGCATAAGTCCACATATCAGGACGTCCCGGTTGAGTGGCTCGGACAGCCCTTTATCGATGAAGCGGAGCATCTGAAGGAGATAAACCCGTCAGCTTATGAGCATGAGTATCTCGGCATTCCCAACGGGAGCGGAGGAAATGTTTTCGATCTTGTTGAGGTGCGCGAGATTACCGATGAGGAGATATCCCGCATGGACAGGATATATCAGGGCGTAGACTTCGGATGGTATCCTGATCAGTTTGCTTTTCTCCGGACGCACTACGATGCCGCGCGTGAGAAGATATATCTCATGGACGAGCTGTATGTGAACAAGCAGAGCAATGCCGAGACCGGAAAATGGATCATCGACAAAGGTTACAGCGATTTTGCCATCACGTGCGACAGCGCAGAGCCGAAGTCGGTCAACGATTACCGGGACATGGGGCTTAAAGCGCGCGGAGCGATAAAGGGCTCGGGTTCGGTGGAGTACGGCTTCAAGTGGCTGCAATGCCGGACGATTGTTATCGACCCGAAGCGCACACCGAACGCATACAACGAGATCACAAAGTATGAGTATGAGCGGGACAAAGAAGGAAATGTAATCAGCGGATATCCGGACGGCAACGACCATGCGATTTCCGCGCTCAGATACGCATACGAAAGTCTATTCAACAAGCGGGGGATAAACGCATAATATGGGACTTATTTCATGGATAAAAGGATGGTTTAACAGAATGCTTTTAATCGACAGCCGAATCAAAGACGAGTTTGACGTGGAGCCTATATCATCCACTGCGATGGACAAGTACATCAAGCGGTGCATGGATATATACAGCGGTATGCCTGACTGGGTAGACCCCGACGGGCATATCAAGACCGTAAACGTCGCGAAAAGCGTATGCTCCGAGGTCGCGCGGCTTACTACTCTTGCTATCGGTATAAAGATAGACGGGAGCGCACGCGCAAAGTGGCTTCAGGAGCAGATAGACGCAGCATCCTCAAGCTTCAGGGATTGGACGGAGTACGGATGCGCGGCGGGGAATATGATCCTCAAGCCCAACGGCGAGGGGATAGATTTCGTCATGCCGGACAGATACAAGATTGTTGACATGGCAAACGGAGCCATTACCGGGATTGTGTTCATCGACCGGCAGAAGTATGAGAAAAAGTGGTACACCCGGCTTGAGTATCACCGCTTCACCGGCACGGGGGACAACCGAAAGTATGAGATATCCAACCGGTGCTTCAAGGGAGAGAGCGAAAACGACAACGGACGCGCCGTACCGATAGCCGAGACCCCGTGGAGCGGCTTGCAGGAGGATATAGTCGCTGTCAATGTCGATAAGCCCCTGTTCGGGGTTTTCCGCACACCGAGCGCGAACAACGTTGATATCGGCTCCCCGCTGGGCTTGCCGGTCTTTGCGGAGGCGACCGAAGAACTCCGGGACTTTGATATAGCATATAGCCGCAACGCGAAGGAAATCCTCGACAGCAAGCGGCTTGTGCTACTCGACAGCGACCGCCTTCTCAGCACACCCGGCGCACGTCTCAGCCAGAAGAACGCCGATGCGCTTTCCCGTGAAATGGGGCTTCCGGACTATATCAAGACTGTCGAAGGCGACGGCAACACCGAGATATATCACGAGATCAACCCGTCCCTCAATACCGAGATGCGCAAGAGCGGCATGGACTTCCTTCTTTCGCAGATCGGGTACAAATGCGGCTTCTCCAACGGGTACTTCGTTTTCAACGAAAAATCCGGCATGGTCACGGCGACGCAGGTTGAATCGGATGACCGCCGTACGATACAGCTCATCAAGGATATGAGGGATAAGCTTCAGGCTTGCCTTGACGGTGTGATATACGCGCTCGACAAGTTCGCCGATGCATACAACCTCGCCCCGGCGGGGACATACAAGGCGACGTATGACTTCGGGGACATCACATACAACCGGGAGGAGGATCGCGCGAGATGGTATAGCTATGCACAGTCGAACAAAGTTCCTTTCTGGTATTATCTTGTGAAGTTTGAGGGGCTGAGCGAGGAAGAGGCAAAGGCTCTCATAGAGGAGGCAACCCCGGCAGACCCGATGTTCGGAGGCGAGGAGTAAATGCTGTCTCCTGAGTACCTTCTGCGTGTCTCTGAGGGCGCGGAGGAAATAGCGGAGCGGTTACATCAAGATATCGTTAAAAGGCTCATACAGCGCATTGTGGCGCGTCTTGAGCGGGGAGACGATTACATACTCACCCCGATTGACAAATATCAGCTTGAAACGCTGAAGCAGGCGGGCTTCCTCATGAAGGATATCGAAAAGGAGATAGCGGCAAAGACCAAGCTCCAGAGGGCAGAAATCCGCGCCGCCTTTGAGGATGCCGGCATACGCTCTTACGCTTACGACAGCCGGGTATACGAGGCGGCAGGGCTTGCAACAAAGCCGCTCACACAGTCGCCGCAGTACATCCGCATGATGCAGAGGGCATACGAAGCGACGCTCGGAGAGTGGCGTAACTTTTCCCGCACGACAGCGGGGGAGGCATACCGCCGGTTTATCGTTGAGTGCGACCGTGCATATTACAGCGTGCAGTCAGGCGCGATATCGTATACGCAGGCATTCCGTGAGGCGATAAACCGCATAGCCGACGAGGGCGTTGTGGTGGCATACCGGGATAAGGACGGCAACATCACCCGGCGGGACACGATTGAAACCGCTACACTTCGCAACATTCGAACCGGAATCTCTCAGTCATGCGCGGAGATCACCAACGCCCGCATGGAGGAAATGGACTGGGATATACTTCTTGTGTCTGCCCATCTCGGCGCGAGGTACACCGAGAAGAACGATTACACAAATCACTTCTGGTGGCAGGGCAAATTTTACTCCAAAAGCGGCAAAGACGAGCGTTTTCCGCCCTTCAGCGTATGCGGACAGGGCGAAGTGCAGGGGATCAACGGCGCGAACTGCCGGCATTCATACAGCCCCGGTGACGGCGAGACAAATCCCTTCTCGGATTACGACAGTGAGGAGAACAAAAAGGCATACGATCTCTCCCAAAAGCAGAGACAGCTTGAAAACCGCATCCGGCACACCAAGCGTCAGGTCATGGCGATAAAGGAAGGCCGCGATTATGCCGAACACCCCGACCACAAGGCGGCGCTCGACGAGGATTACAAGAAGAAAGCCGCGAAGCTGGAGCGGCAGAACAAGGAATACAAGGACTTCTGCGAACAGAACGGCTTGAAAACGCGTCAGGAACGGCTGACGATAGCCAAGTGGGACAGGCAGCAGGCGGCAGAGGCGCGGGGAGCTGCGGCAAGGTACAAGAACAGCCGGAGCACAGAGCCGAGAGAGAAGCCGGATACGAGCACGGTTGAAATTTCTGCCGGAAGCCCCTTGACAGAATCGTCTTCCGGTGCTAAAATTGAAGAAGCCAAGCGGAAAGAGATAATCCCGATATCCGAAAGGGCGATATCTGATGTGCCGGAAGTGAAGATCTCCGGATATACTGATGAGCAGTGCAAGACCATACAGGAACAGCACAAAGAACTTCTCCGGTATGCAAGGGATAACAACGACAGCGGCGAGGTTGCTTTTGTGTTCCGCGAGGGGCTGACCGACCGGAAGATTGTTGTGGGAACTGATACGGAAATCAACCTCGGACAGAGTACTGTGGGAAATGGTTTCAATCAGTTTGTCATGCATAATCATCCGCGCGGGAGTTCGTTCTCTAAGATGGATATTGGAGAATGGGCGGGGCATGATGAAATAAGAACGATGTCAATAATCAAAAACAACGGTTGTGTCGAAATAATTACCAAGAACAGTTCGTTCGATAAGACAATAGCAATGATCGACTTCAAAAGAGCAATGAAGAAGTGCAACAATGATATCGACAAGGCTATTGCGAAATTTCTCTCGAAAGGAGACGGGTTTGAATGGATAAAAAAAGACCGATAATTCTTGATGGAATGCCTGAAGAACAAGACAAGCGGTTTAAGGAATGGCTGGGGCTTCGCCCCGATCAATCATATGATGACCTTGTCATATCTGAGGAAGAATTGGAATATGAAAGGACACACAGGGGTAAAAAGAAATGAAAACCCTTGAAATCGTGTACAGAATCCTTCTTGCGCTTGAGCGTGCGATGGATTTGACCGCTTTCGATACTGCGCAAATCGATCATGACGCCTTCAATGTCACCCCTGAACGCTGGGCGCGATGCATTGAGATGCTTTGCGACGAAGGATATATCAAGGGTGTCAGGATAACCGTCAACAGCATAGGCGAAACAAAGGCGAATGTCAGCAGGATGAGGATAACACTCAAAGGAATCGATTACCTGAGCAATAACCCCGCCATGCGGAAAATCGCCGAATCAACAACCGGGATTGTTACGATCAGATTCCGGGAACAGGACTGACCGCGCGTATAAAACCGTCCGCAAACCCCTGTAAAACAGCCACAAAAAGCCCGGTGAATACACATCGGGCTTTATCTATTGACTTTCGCTCCCTGTATGGTATAATTATTACAACGGAGGTGGGGCGATGAACTTCATACAGTACAACCCCAATCCAAGGGGAAACCGCGTCGGAGACTGCGTCATCCGGGCGATATCCAAGGCAACCGGACGGGATTGGGAGACAACATACGCCGGGGTGTCTGCCTGCGGGTTTGAACTTGCAGATCTGCCGTCAGCCGATCATGTATGGGGCGCGTATCTGCGGAAACACGGGTACTCCCGGAGGCTCGTTGACGATCACGGGCAGGACGTGTACACAGTGGACGATTTCTGCCGGGACAATCCGACCGGGACGTACATCCTCGCGATAAGCGGTCACGTGGTCTGCGTGATAGACGGAAAGTATTATGATTCGTGGGACAGCGGGAACGAGATTCCCCTGTACTGCTGGCAAAAGTAAATAAAGCGTCAGAGCCGTAGAGCCTTCTATCGTTCTGGCGCTGTTTTTATATACGGAGGTGCGATTATGGCATACGGAAATTATCAGAACGGGTATCAGATGCCGATATACGGTCAACAGGTATATCCGCAGATGCAGGCACAGCAGCCCCAACAGCCGCAGAACGGCATACAGTGGGTGCAGGGCGAAGCCGGGGCGAAGTCTTACCTTGTAGCGGCAGGAAACACCGTGATGCTCATGGACAGCGAAACACAGCGTTTTTATATCAAGTCTACGGACGCAAACGGGATGCCTCATCCGCTTCAGGTGTACGAATACCGCCGCGTAAACGAGGCACAGACGCCCGCAAGCGTCCCGACGATAACGCGGGAAGAATATGACGCTCTCGGCGCAAAGATAAACGAGCTGACCGAGAAGGTGAACAAGCTCGAAGCAAAGGAGGCAGAGATATGAATCCGCTTTTCGGAATGCTCGGAGGAGGAAATCAGCAGAACGCGCTGATACAAAAATTCCAGCAGTTCAGGCAGGGCTTTCAGGGCGACCCGAAAGCCGAGGTTATGAGACTGGTACAATCGGGCAGGATATCACAACAGCAGCTTGACCAGCTTCAGCAGATGGCGCGGCAGTTTCAAGGAATGCTGAAATAAAATAAGCCGGACGTATAACGCAGAGCAGATACTTTATTGTGTCTGCTCTTTTTCATGGCAACAACCGTGCGCACGGATTGCAATATATTAAAATATACATGGAGGTAAAATCATGGAGAATTACGGAATGTCTCCTGCCGATTACGCGGCAGTGAGCGGAAACAACCGCGACGGAGTTTTCGGCGGTGACGGTGCATGGTGGATCATCATCCTGTTCCTGTTCGCGATGTTCGGTGGATGGAACAACGGATGGGGCAACAACGGCACAAACGGAGCCGGTTTTCAGGGATATGCCACACGCGCAGACATCAACGAGGGCTTTGCGCTCAACGGGCTTGAAAACGGCATAAGGGGCATACAGCAGGGGCTGTGTGACAGCACCTATGCGCTGAACAACGGCATGATGCAGGGCTTCTGCGGGGTGGAAAAAGGATTCAACAGCCTTTCAAGCCAGCTTGCGGACTGCTGCTGCCAGAACCGTGAAGCCATAGCACAGGTGCGCTATGACATGGCGACACAGAGCTGTGCGACGAACAACGTCATACAGAGTGCCGCAAGAGACATCATAGACAGCACCAATGCCGGAACAAGGGCGATCCTCGATAAGATGTGTCAGCAGGAGATAGACGCGCTCAAGTCGCGTAACGCTGACCTTCTTGCGGATGTCAACGCACTGCGTTTTGCACAGTCTCAGACCGCGCAGAACCAGTTTATCACGCAGGTCGGAAGCGATATCGTCAATCGGCTTCAGCCCACACCGACCCCGGCATACATCGTCCAGAACCCCAACTGCTGCGGAAGTACCTTCGGTACCTGCGGCGGTTGAGTGAGCCACACGGAATCACGGTAGGAGGTGCAAAAGATGCCTGAATATACTTCAAACGCCGTCCAGAGAGTGGCGGCGGGCGGCAACGTCCTTTTCACCGAGACGCCTGTTCCCTGCACCAAGGGATATGTCGTACACCGCGAAGGCGCGGGAGTTATAACTCTGCGCGGCATCGTGAATTCCTGCGCTCAGTGCGCGAGATATAAAGTGTCCTTCGGCGGCAATATCGCAATCCCGACCGGTGGTACAGTGGGCGCGATATCGATTGCGCTTGCCATCGGCGGTGAGCCGATACCTGCAAGCTCGATGATATCCACCCCGGCGGCGGTGGGCGAGTATCAGAACGTCTCCGGATCACTGTTTGTCACGGTTCCTCGCGGGTGCTGCTACAATATTGCGGTAGAGAACACAAGCGGACAGGCGATCGAAATCCAGAACGCCAACATCATTGTTGAGCGCGTGGCTTAGGGGGTGAGAGCATGGACGAGATGTACCGCATGGGTGAACGCATAAAAGAGGAGCTTGATAAGATAGCCGAAAAGGGGCTGAACATCGGCAACCTCGATCATGCGTACAAGCTCATAGATATGTACAAAGACCTGAAAAACGTCGATTACTGGGAAGCCAAAAAGGATTACTATGAGACCGACGGATACAGCGAGAGAAACCGGAAGCGTGACAGTCACGGCAGATACAGCCGGAGCGACGGATACAGCTATCGGGACGGCTCGGATGCTTATAACCGATATATCGACAGTAAGCGGACATACAGACACAACGCGGGGGACGGAAACTGCAAACAGCGGCTGATGAACACCCTCGATGACTATATGGACAGCTTCGCCAGCAGAATGGAGGAAATGCTCCGGGACGCTGACTGCGCGGAAGAGCGCGAGACGATACAGCGGTATCTCAGCAAGCTGAACAGCCTTAGCTGACAGGCGGGGGGAGAACGGAAACGCTCTCCCCCTTAAATGCGTATTGGACTTTTTTTGTTTTTGGCTTTACAATGGTTATGATAGGGGGTGAGGCTTATTAATCCGACCGAAAACGAGTGGGTGTTATGCCCGATATGCGGAGGAAAAACCCGCGTGATGGTCAATCGGCGCACCAAGGTCAGCGATTTCCCGCTGTTCTGCCCGAAGTGCAAGAATCAGTCCCTTGTCGATATCGCAGATATGAAGCTGACATACAGTCGGTGACATAAAATTACCTTGCCGGGGTTTACACGGCTTATCATCCGATTCGCGGGCGGCGCGAAAAACAAATCACGCAGGAGGATAATATGCAGAACATCACAGAAATACTCAAGGAAATCGGCATCGAAGTTCCGGAGGACAAACTGCCCGATCTCACCAAAAAGGTCGCGGAAAATTACAAGACAGTCGCCGAGATGGAGAAAAAGACCGGAAGACTTGAGCAGGAACGCGACGATTACAAGTCGCAGCTCGAAAGCGCGAAGAACACGCTCAAGGGCTTTGAAGGCGTTGACCTGTCCACCATGCGCACTCAGCTTGCCGAATATAAGGACAAAGCCGAGAAAGCGGAAAAGGATTTTAAGGACAAGCTCGCCGAAAGAGACCTTGACGACGCGCTGAATGCCGCGCTGGACGGCATAAAATTTACCTCTGAGACAGCCAAGCGGGGGGTGAAATCCCGGCTTAAAGAGGAGAGAATCGAGCTTAACAAGGACGGCAAGCTCCGTGGCTTTGATTCCCTGATATCCAAACTCAGGGAGGAGGACAAGGACGCTTTTGCCGAGGACAGCAAACCTTCAGCGCGCTTTACTTCATCCTTCGGGAAGAACGACGGCGTAAAGAAGTACTCCAGCATAGAGGATATTTACAAAATCAAAGACGCGACAGAGCGGCAGACCGCCATCGCACAGAACATGGATTTGTTCAGAAAGGATGAATAACTATGGCAGCTAAAGACGGACTTATAAAATCCGCAAATATCAGCGTAACCGCGAGAGAGATAGACTTCGTCACGCGGTTCACCCGTAACTGGGAGCATCTCACCGAAATCCTCGGCATCATGCGTCCCATCAAGAAACAGCCCGGCGCGGTACTCAAGAGCAAGTACGCAGAAGGCACGCTCAAGAGCGGCGCGGTAGGCGAAGGCGAGGAGATCCCTTACAGCAACTTCGTTGTCAAGGAAAAGAACTACGCCGAGATGACCATCGAGAAGTACGCAAAGGCAGTCTCGATAGAAGCAATCAAGGATCACGGATACGACAATGCGGTCGCGATGACCGACGACGAGTTCCTGTTCCAGCTTCAGAGCGAGGTAACATCCCGCTTCTATGCTTACCTCAACACCGGTGAGCTGACCGACACCGAGACCACCTTCCAGATGGCTCTCGCAATGGCAAAGGGACTTGTCGAAAACAAGTTCAAGACCATTCATCGCACCATGACCGGCACCGTCGGCTTCGTCAACGTCCTTGACGTATACGAATACCTCGGCAACGCAAACATCACGATTCAGACCCAGTTCGGATTCCAGTACATCAAGGACTTCATGGGCTTCAACACCATCTTCCTTCTCGGCGAAAACGAGATCGAAAGAGGTCGCGTGATCGCAACGCCGGTCGAAAACATCGTGCTTTACTACGTCGATCCCGGCGATTCTGATTTCGGTCGCGCCGGACTTGAGTATACTACTCAGGGACAGACGAACCTCATTGGTTTCCACACGCAGGGCAACTACAACACCGCTGTGTCCGAGGCTTTCGCAATCATGGGACTTACCCTCTTTGCGGAGTACATCGACGCAATCGCGGTCGTTACGCTGTCCGACGGCAACGGTTCTCTCGGCGCTCTGACTGTCGCATCTGAGGCAGGAAGCACGACCGGCACAACCAAGCTGACCGTCACTCCCGCTAAGGTCGGCGGCGTGTACAAGTACAAGACCGATTCCACAACCGCTCCGACCGTGACTTACCTCCAGAACGTCCGCAACTGGACGACATGGGACGGCAAGTCTGACATCGCGGCAACGTCGGGACACAAGATCACCGTTGTCGAGGCTGACAGCACCTATAAGGCGCTCAAGTCCGGCAACGCAACCATCGCAGTAAAGTAAGGAGGAGGGCGTATGGCATACGCGGATTACAGCCGGTATACGTCGATATACGGTGAAGGAAGCATATCTGAGATAGATTTCAACCGATTCTCATATGATGCATCGCGGTATATGGACTACTGCACAACCGGCGTGGACGGGGTGAAAAAACTTAAAATCGCGCACCCGACGGACGCTGACGATGCCGAGGCTGTGATCCGCTGTGCCTGTGCTCTTATACATGATATGTCCGAGATAGATGCCGCAGAAAAACGCGCGGCATCCGTCCGGGGGCTTGTACAGCGCGAGGACGGCACCGTCACCGGGGCTGTCGTTTCGTCGGTATCATCCGGATCGGAATCGATCAGCTACTCGGTATCATCCGGGCAGTCTGCGATAGATGCCGCTGTGGCAAGCGAGGATGAGCGCAGGAAGCTTTATTTTGCGACGGTAAGGAAATACCTGTCCGGAGTAAAAGACGCAAATGGCGTGAATCTGCTGTACGGAGGGGCATATCCTTATGTACTCTGATACCGTCACCGTTTTCAATCGGTATGAATCTTCTCTCGGCGATACATGGTATCCCACAGTCATCGCCGGGGTTGATCTCAACATCGACAAGGCGGCGATACTTGCGAAATACGGCGCGGAATCTCAGGATAAAGCGGTGCTGCATATAAAGTACACAAAGACTGACGGCGGCATATACGTCGCGGGGAAAAAGTGGCTCTCGCCCAAAGAGTGGGACAGGCAGACAAACGACCTTCTGCCGAAGACCATCACCTTCACAAGCGAAGGCGAAGACAGCGACTTCTTCATGTGGGGAAAGTATGACACTGCCCCGGTTTCTGACGCGGATTTCGACAAGTACGACGGCTTTTACAACTATATGCTCAAAAAGCACGATTACGTCTTTACCGTCAGCTCTGCGGCTCTGTATACGGTGATACCGCACTTTGAGATACTTGGGAGGTAGCTATGGCGAAATCCAAGAAAATCGAGGCGCTGAAGTACACCGGAAACTTCACGATGATCGACGGTGACCTCAGAATCAAGGTTGACTTCAAACGCTTTTACGACCAGTTCAAGCGTGCGCAGTTTGAGCTTGACAACAACGTGATGAGCGGCATGAAGCCATTTATGCCGATGGACACAGGGACATTCATACAACTTACTGAACAGGAAAGCATGGCTCTTGCCGGTTCCGGCGAGGTTGTCGCGGCTCATGCTCCTTACGGGCGATTCCTGTACTACGGCAAGCTGATGATCGACCCGGTGACGGAAAGCCCGTGGGCGCGTAAAGGCGCGAAAAAGGTTGTGAAAGTGCCGGAGGTTGAACTGACGTTTTCTAATCCGAAAGCCGTGCCGATGTGGTTTGAAGAAGCCAAAAAGCATTATGCGGCTGACTGGATAAGAAAAGCAAAAAAAACAGCCGGCGGAGGTGACTGATGGCAGACCAAGAGTTAAAATACGATCTTGACGGTTACGAAGAAGTGACCGCCGCAATGCGCACACTGCTGAACAAATATCCGGGGCTTGCGATAGGGGACGAGATCGCATTTGCGACGCTCCCCGAAACGAGCGGGAAGGCGATGTATCCTATATCAAGCGCGGTTATAGCAACAGAGCGGGAAAGCATCACCGGACACGTAACGCAGACGTGTGTATACCCTCTGCACGTCATATACCGTGCGGCAAATCTGACCGAAGACCGCCGGGCGAGGATCAAGGAGTGGCTTGACAACCTCGGACGGTGGCTTGAGCGGCAGGCGATCACGGTAGACGACACGGAGTACAAGCTCGACGGATACCCCGCCCTGACCGGAAATCGCGTGATTACGCAGGTACAGCGGCAGACAGCGGCATATCTCGACAGCGTCAACGAAAACAAAAGCGAAAACTGGGTGATATATATATCCGCTCAGTACAAAAATGAATTTGAAAGGTAGGATAATATGGCTATAACCGGAAAAATCGAAAGAAAGTACATGGCGCATTACATTGATACTTCTTTCGGAAGCACAGCAAGCTGGGAAAGGCTCGGCAAAGACCTTGAGGAGTACAGCATCGAGCTGAACCCCGACACCGAGACCAGCAAAAACATCCTCGGCGAATCGACCTTCAAGCACAACGGGTATGAGGTTTCCGCAGATGCAGATCCGTATTATGCGGAGGTCGGCGACGCGCTTTTCCTTAAGCTTCAGGACATCATCGACAACCGCACGACCGGAGACGGATGCAAGACCAAGGCACTTGAGGTGCATCTCTGGGACGAGGATTCCACCACAAGCGGTTCTTTCACTGCATGGCAGCAGGACTGCTATGTCGTGCCGACCTCTTACGGCGGGGACACTTCGGGATATCAGATCCCGTTCACCGTATACTATACCGGCGAGAGAGTAAAGGGAAAGTTCGCACTGGCGACCAAAGCCTTTACCGCCGATTCATCGCTTTAAGGAGATAACACATGGACGAGAGAAGACTTACGCTTGAGGTCGATACCGGAAAAATCATGATCGACCTGAAAGACGAAACCGGAGCAAAGATAGGAGAATTCGGGCTGAATCCGTCAGACGTCGGCATCGTTGACCGCTTCCGGGCGGTGATAGACTTTTTCAACGGCTATGGAGATTCAGAGGACGCAGACCCGCTTGACCGGGCATCAGAGCTAAACCGGAAGATCGGGGAGCAGTTCGACTATCTTCTCGGCGAAAACGCGCACGAGGGGATTTTCGGGAAGGTAAGCGCTCTCTCTCTTAACTCCGACGGCGACTTCTTCTTTGAGGGTATAATCGAGGGGCTTGGCGGTATCATCGAGCAGATAACCAAAAAGCGCGTCGATAAGAAGCTCAAAAAGATAAAGAAATATACGGATAAATACGCAAAGTGAATGTCTGGGAACTGCCCACATCCCTTGAAATCGGGGGTGTGGGCTTTGCCATTAGAAGCGACTTTCGCGCGGTGCTCGACGTGCTGAAAGCCTTCAACGACCCCGACCTTGAGGATGACGAAAAGGCTATTGTGTGCCTGAAGATACTGTATGAGGACTTCGACAAAATCCCGCAGGAAAAATACGAAGAAGCCTTTCAGAAAGCGGTGGAGTTCATCGACGCAGGGAGCACATCAGACGACAGCCCCAAGCCCCGGCTCATGGACTGGGAGCAGGACGCGCCTATACTCATCCCTGCCGTAAACAAGGTTCTCGGCACAGAATGCCGTGTAGCACCGTATCTGCACTGGTGGACTTTCCTCGGAGCATATATGGAGATAGACGAGGGGCTTTTCTCCAGTGTGATAAGCATCCGGAACAAGAAGGCAAAGGGAGAAAAGCTCGAAAAGCATGAGCGGACGTTTTACCGGGAAAACAAAAAGCTCGTTGATTTTGAAAAAAGGTACTCGGAAGAGGAATTGCAGGAGCAGGAGCGGCTTAAGGCTCTGCTCGGATAGGAGGACATATGGCAAGGCACGCCGACGGAACAATAGTAATAAACACAGCCATCGAAACCGACGGCTTCAAAAAAGGCTCCAAGGACATGGAAGCCGCTTTCCGCAAGGCGGCGCACAACCTTGAGGGTGTAAGCGAAAAAATACAGATATCCATCGAGAAGTCCGTACAGGCTTTTGAGAAGCAGAATGCCGCATACAGGGAGCAGGAAGCGCGGGTTGAATCGCTCAAGGCGAAGATAGAGGAGGCGCAGAGCGAAAAGGTTGAATCTCAGGCTTTCACTGACATAAACAAGCAGATAGACGACTACCAGAAGAAGCTTGACGCGGCAATCGAAAGAGAAATCCGCTTCATGGAGACCGGAGGAAGCACCAGAAGCACGGCATATGAGCGCATGGAGTATGATATCGAGATGCTTCGGGAGAAAATAGCCGAGGCGAAAGCCGAAAAAGACCGGCTGTTGCAGTCCGGCGAAGCATACACCGGCGCGGACATCTCCGGTCTTACCTCTCAGCTGACCGAAGCACAGGACAAGCTCGGACAGATGGGCGGGAAACTGGAGGCTTCGTATGCCTCACTGCGGCAGAAAATGGACGAATATTCCGAAAAAGCGGAGGAATCTGCGAAGAAAACGAATATTTTCAAGAGTGCGATGGACAGGCTGAACTCAAGCGCAAGAAGCTCCGGCTCCGGAATCGGCGGTGCGCTGAAAAAGTTTATCAAATACGGTCTTGGCATGGCGTCGGTCTATATGCTGTTTAATAAGCTCCGCAAGGTGATCTCCGAGGGCATCAAGAACTTTTCAAAATTCGATTCGGTCACAAACAAAAATATGTCTGCGCTTCAATCAAGCTTTTCAAAACTGAAAAATTCGATTGTGGCGGCGGTTGCTCCGCTTCTCAATACACTGCTCCCGATAGTTACCAAGGTTGTTGGGTATGTTACAAGTGCAATAGATAAAATCGGTCAATCATTGGCGCTTGTGTTTGGTCAGAAGACATACACAAAAGCCGCTGATACATGGGAAGACTATGCCAACGGCGTTGATGATGCATCAAATGCCGCAAAAAAAGCTCAGAAGAATTTTTCCGGGCTTGATGAAATAAGCGTGTGGGATTCCGGAAGTTCCGGAGGCGGTTCTCCGGCGGCGCTCTTTGAAACGGCAGATATATCAAAGGATGCGGCGTCAAGCCCTTTGACCGGAGTATTTGAAACAATCAAAGATGCGATTGAAAAAATCAAGCCCACACTGTCTGATCTTGGGGAAGCTATTACCAAGATATTCCCGATATTGGGCGACATGATAAATACGCTTCTGCCTCCTCTGGTTGACATAATAGCGGCTCTCATGCCCATTTTGACGCAAATAATCAACACGCTGTTGCCGCCTATTCGCGACATACTGAATGCGATAATGCCGATAATTGCTCAGGTGGTCAGCGTGTTATTGCCTCCGCTAACGACAATTCTAACCATGGTTGTCGGTCTGATAGGGCAGCTGTTGGCGGCGGTTATGCCCATTATAACACAGCTTGCTGACATCTTGATGCCTGTGCTCACGGAAATAATCGGTGCTGTAATGCCCGTATTGGTACAGCTGCTTGATGCGATTGTTCCGGTTATTATGCGAATAGCGGAAGCGATCCTCCCGGTTGTTTCATCTCTTCTGAGCTTAATATCGTCAGTGCTCTCTGCACTTCTCCCCATATTGCAGCCTTTCATTGATATGGTTGTGTCTTTAATCGATCCTCTCTTGACGATAATCGATGTAATCCTCACTCCAATTGAAATGGGGCTTAAATCTCTGGGTTGGATAATTGATAACATTGTGACCCCGGCAATTACATGGCTGGTTGACAAGTGTGTCAAGAGATTGACAACGCACTTCAACGTTTTAAAGACTGTAATAAATACGCTTTCGGGTGTTTTCAAAACGGCGTGGAGTGCGATAAAAAGCGTGTGGCAGGGTGCGCATACGTTCTTCATGGGATTATTCTCCAAAATATGGGATTGCGTTAAAAACACACTGTCAAAAATCAAAAACGCATTTGTTAATGTTTTCAACGGTATCAAAAACGCAATCAAAACGCCTATTAACGGCATAATCGGGTTTATAAACAAGCTGATAGGAGGAGTGACGGAAGGCTTAAACTCGGTAATCAAAGCAATGAACAACCTCAGCTTTGACATCCCCGACTGGGTTCCGGGGCTTGGAGGCAAAACGTTTGGTTTTGATATAAAGCCTCTCCCGGTAAAGAAAATACCGCTCCTCGCATCCGGCGCGGTGATCCCTCCGAATGCGCCGTTTACGGCAGTTCTCGGCGATCAGAAGCACGGGACGAACGTCGAGGCGCCGCTTGAGACCATAAAACAGGCACTGCGGGAAGTGCTCGGCTCCGGCACCGGCGGCGGGAACACTTACAACATCACCGCGACGGCAAATGGGAAAACGCTTTTCCAGCTTCTGCTTGAGGAGGGGCGCAACGCGCAGATGCAGACTGGGAAGAATCCCTTCCTGCTTGCATAAGGAGGATATATGGCACAGGACAAAATCAAGATAAACGGAATTACCATAAGACAGCCCGACGAGGGGCTTGGGTACGACTTCGAGACTACCTATGACGAAAGCGCAAAGAGAGCGCAGAACGGCAAGCTCAAGGCTTCAAGGCTTTTCACGGTCGAAGCCCTGAGCTATGCCGCAAGCAACCTCACGCTTGACGAAATGAAAACCATCCTTCAGCAGGTGGCAAAGGGAAACTCTTTCACGCTTCACTATTTCTCGCCTTACTATGGTGCATGGAGAGACGGAAAATTTTACGTCGGGCGCGGGAATCTTTCGATAGGTCGGCTTATCGAGGGAGGGGAAGTGTATGAAAGCCTGTCGATACAGATGACGGGGGTGAATCCTATATGATATCGGTATCTGACGCCTTCAAGGAGGCGATGAAAGACCGGTCGGATTACAGGTGTAGTGCGACAATCACCCTCGCAAACGGCACGGTTCTGACGCTTGCGGAGAACGATTTCTCGATCATGGGAAACAAGGTGTCGGAAGGGGCAGAATCCGACGGTCTGCCCCTCGGAGAAGCAATCAGCAGGAGCATATCGCTTGAACTGCTGAACTTCGACGGTGCGCTTAGCGCATACTCCTTCACCGGAGCAAAGATCGAGCTGCATCTTCTTTTCGCTCTTGACGGAGGCACGGAAGATGTGCTCATGGGAACCTTTACGGTACTGACACCCGAAACCCCCGGCACGATAATCTCCATCACCGCCAACGACGATATGTACCTCACGGACAAGGAGTACGACACCGCGCTGTCTTATCCGGCAACGCTTTCGGAAATCTTCGTCGATGTCTGCAATCGGTGCGGTCTTGCTCACGGAAGCGACAGCTTTGTAAACAGTGACTTTGAAGTGACGGCAAAGCCGGACGGATATACTTACCGAAAGGTTCTCGGCATGGTGGCGATGCTTGCCGGAGGAAATGCCCGGATAAACCGCGCCGGGGAGCTTGAAATCATCACATACAGCTTTGCTTCTCCCGCCGTGCAGACGGTGGAGGACTGGATCAAGCTGACCGTCGCGACGGATGATATCACGATAACCGGCATTTCGGCGATAGCCTCTCAGGTGGTGGACGGAAAAATTGTCCGGAACCGCGTCATATCCGGAGCCGACGGATATGTTATAGAGCTTGAAAACCCGCTGATGGACGGCAAAGAAGCCGAGGCGGTGAGTGCGCTCAACGGCATCTTCGTCGGGAAAACTCTCCGGAGGTTCGACGGAGAGATAGGAGGATATCCTCTCGCGGAGTTTATGGACACGATCAGCGTGAAAGACCGGAACGGGACGGAATATTTCTCTGTCGTGACGGATATGTCCTTTACTTTTCTCGGCATGACAAGCATCAAAAACTCTGCCGCGTCCGAGATGCGCGTAAACAGCACCTTCGACGTATCAAAGGACGTCGGAAAGCTGATCGATAACGAGCGGACGGAAAGAATTGCCCAGATCACAAAAACCGAGGAGGGACTGCGCTTCGATGTAGCCCAGCTGTCTCAGCAGGTCGCGATGACCATGACGGCAGACCAAGTCAGAATCGCGATCTCGGAAGCTGTCGGGGACATAAACTCGGTGACGACCGAAACCGGGTATACCTTCGACAAAGACGGTCTGCGGATAAAGAAAAGCGGAGAGGAAATAGAGAACCTTCTCGACAACACCGGTATGTACGTAAACCGTGACGACGAAAACATCCTGACGGCAAATAACGAGGGCGTGAGCGCGATAAACGTCAGCGTGAGAAAGTACCTGATTATCGGCAAAAACTCACGTTTTGAGGACTATGACGGCACACGTACAGCGTGCTTCTGGATAGGAGGAACATGATGGAACTCACAAGCACATATCAATATCTCGGACGGTCGGCAAAGATCGCACCGCAGAGCGGCAACTATGGCTTTTATATCCTGCTTTACGGAAAATCAACGCCGAACACCGTGACAGGATATCACACGGTATCAACAAAAATGGTGCTTGCGTGTACTATAAACTCGGAGTTTTACCAGTACGGCACGACATACACCGGAACGATAAACGGCGCGTCGGCTTTTTCCGGCACGAACGAGCCTTCTGCCGCGTGGGAGCTGTCGGCATTTTCCGAGGGCGGGTACAGCTATAAAAAAGGCACTGTTATCGACGAGGGAACTGTGTACGTTGACTGCACTGACGGATATGCGAAAAACATCCCGCTATATGGGAAGTGGACTTTCACGGTAAACGGTACGACATACACCCCGGCAAAGAACGCAAGCGGGACGGTGTCGGTCACTGCGACACTTCCGGCAATCGCGAGAAAAAGCACCGTGACGGCAACGGATGCTTATATCGGTGCGGCAAGCACTATCGTTATAAACAAGAGCAACAATGCGTATACCAGCACCCTTTCATATCGGTATTATGGGCAGAGCACGTACACCGAGATCGTATCCAAAACCGCCGCGACACAGTACGGATGGACGGTGCCGGAGGCGGCATATCAGCTGATACCAAACAGCCGGGAAATCAAGATATACATCCGGTGCGAAACCTTCAACGGCTTGACCAGTATGGGGACGAGCGAGACATATCTCACCGCATCCGTGAGGGAAAGCACCAATGCTCCGGAAGCCTCTGCAACCGCGCAGGATGTAAACACAAAGGCAACAGCCCTCACAGGAGCCGCCACAACGCTCATCAAGGGCGTTTCCAATCTTCGGGTACAGACAACCGCGACGGCAAAGAACGGCGCTTCCGTGGCTTCTGTGCGCGTCACGTGCGGCGGCATAAGCGCAATCGGAGCTGACGTCACCCTCAACGCCGTCGAAAGCAGTGCCGTCACCGTCAGCGTGACCGACAGCAGAGGGCTTACAACCGCCATACAGCTTGCTGGGCTTAGTATGGTGAACTATATACCCCTCACACTCAATCCGACCGTACAGCGCGAATCTGCGGGTTCTGACGTGGTGTCGGTAAGTGCAACCGGAAACTTTTTCTCCGGCTCCTTCGGTGCGGTTGCAAACACTCTCACGGTAAAGGTGAGGGTAAAGCCCGACGGCGGTTCTTACGGCGATTATACGGAAATCACGGCATCGTCGGTCGGGAACACATACACCGCATCCGGAAACGTGTCAGGAGTGTCCTATACTGCCGTAAATGACGTGGAAGTGACCGCGTATGATAAGATATACACCGAAGGGAAAACCGCCGTATATCGCGTAAATAAGGGTGTTCCCGTCTTTGACTGGGGCGAAAACGATTTCCGTTTCAATGTCCCGGTCAGCATCGACGGGAACCTTACGGCAAAGAAGATCACTGGCACACAAGGGGAGTTTTCCGGCGCAATGGCGGTCAAATCTCTGACCGTCAACGGAAAAACCTTTTCCGACTATGTCATCTCCAGATATACAAGCGGTATATGGAAGGTGTGCAAGTGGAGTTCCGGCTTCTGCGAACTGTGGGGTACATACTCAAAGACCGTAAACATTTCCACAGCATGGAACGGTATGTACATCAAGGACGACGCGATACCGAATCAGACCTTCCCGGTGACCTTCACAAGCATCCCGACGGTCACGGCGACGCCGCATATATACGGCGGTCAGCGTTTCGGTTTGCTCACCGGCTCCGGTGATACAGAGACATCCAAGCCGTCAAAGACCGGAACCGGCGCGTGGGGTGTTTTCCGCATGAATAACCAGTCAAACATCACCATCGGTGCGGATTTTTACGTCGCAGGGTACATCTCTTAAATGCGTATTTGCAATATCAAAGAAAGTGTAGGATAATGAAGTCAAGAGACAAGGAACCACACCCACAATCAAGATGATACTGCCAGACGAAATCAATGTAACGGCGGTAAAAGAAGCTGTTCTGACCATAGCACAGCACGGAAAAGAGAAAATAAAGATATCTCTTGCGGGCATGAAGGTCGGCGCGGACGACAACTCGCTGACCGTGACCCTTTTGCAGGGCGAAACTCTTGCGCTTGATAAGCTATGCGCGGCAGAAATACAGCTGAAAATCAAAATCGGAACAACCGTAACGGCATCGAATGTAATGTACGTTCCGGTAAGTGAAATACTGAACAAGGAGGAAATATGAACCTCAAAATTAAATTTGAGCTTGAAGAAACTGAGCTGAATGGCGAGATAGAAAACCTCATTCCCTCATCTTCCGGCGGTTCTCTCCCCTCCGGCGGCACGACCGGACAGGTGCTTACAAAGAACAGCGATGCCGACGGAGATGCGGGGTGGACGGATATAAGCGGTTACCTTTCTGAAAAGCTCGATAAAAACCAAGGCACCGCAAACTCTGGTAAGTTCCTCGGAATAGGGGCTGACGGAATTGTTGTGCCGACTGAGGTTGGCGGCGGTTCAGGGTGGGTTACATTATTTAATGGAACAATTGCCACAGAAGAAGCTGTTAATTCTATGTCTGCAGATTTATTAAAATCATGTGAAGGAATGAACGAGTTTCTTGTATGGTATACAAATACAAAAAATACTGTTGAAACACCCGGAAATGATAATTCTGAAGTTACGATTGGAAAAGCAAATTATGGTTATGGACGATTCGGAGGTTTGACATCTGATAACGAGAAAATTGTCCATTTGCTTTTAACCGATAACATAACGTATTCTTATGTAATCGACACAAGAGGAAATTCTATGCAATTTAATACTGGTACCGGTACTGGTGGATGGTCATTAAATAAAGCAAAGCCTGATTACAATAAAGTTAAGATTGCGTGTTTTAATGGAACATATATAGGAACAATATCGTTAAAAATTTATGGTAGGTGAGAAGCATGAAAAAATGGGTTAATGGACAAATAATCGAAATGACTCCTGAAGAAATAGCAGAAGCTAAAGCAGCTCAGGAAGAATACGAAAAGCAGCTTCCATCTCAGCTTCCTACCTACGAAGACCGTCTTTCTGCCCTTGAATCGGCTCTTCTTGAGATGATAACAGGAGGTGAGACCAGTGGTTAAGTTTCTTGCGATTCAGGTAAAACTGGGGAAGATTACGATCGAGCAGATTCCGGAGAGGTATCGGGAAGCTGTCCGGAAGGAGCTTGAGAAATGACACTTAAAGAAATCCTGTGGGGCAGCGGCGGTGCTATAATCATCCTGCTTTCCCTCATACAGATAACGCCTATCAGGGTCAACCCTTGGACGGCGATAATAAAAGCCATAGGGAGGGCATTTAATACAGACGTGATTAAAGACCTTAAAGAAATAAAAACGTCGCTTCTTAAGACGCAGGAGCGGCTTGAAGGGCATATTCTTGCCGACGACATGAGAGCGGCGGACGAGCATCGGAGGCAGATACTCCGCTTCAACGGGGAGGTCTTGCGCAAGCTCCGGCATACCAAAGAAGAGTTTGACAACGTGCTTGTCGAGATAGACGAGTATGAGAGGTATTGCAAGGCTCATCCCGACTACAGGAACAATCGGGCGGTGCTTGCGATAGAGAACCTGCGCCGGGTATACAAGATACTTCTTGAAACAAACGATTTTTTAACCTGAAAGGAGAACAAATATGGATTTCGGAATTACGGGAATTGCGGCAATAACGGTTATCTGTTACCTTGCCGCGCAGCTTATCAAGGCGACGCCGCTTGACAACAAGTGGCTTCCGGTGATATGCGGCATACTCGGAGGAGGGCTTGGTGTACTGGGAATGTACATAATGCCGGACTTTCCTGCCGGGGACATCATTACAGCCATTGCTGTGGGCATAGTATCCGGGCTTGCGGCGACGGGAGCGCATCAGATATACAAGCAGCTTTCCGGGGACAAGCCCGGTGCCGACGACGGTGAGGAGGGCATATAATGACTATAACCGAATGCCTTCACACGCAGAGCCGGTGCTATACGGTATATCAGGAGTGTGAGCCGGTCGGGATCGTGGTACACTCGACCGGAGTTAACCAGACCTCGGTGGCGAGGTACTGTCAGCCGTCTGATGACGACCCTTCAAGGGCTGAAATAATCTCGAAGATCGGGAGGAACAAGTACGGCAATCACTGGAACCGACCGAACGTAAACAAGGCGGTTCACTATATGATCGGTCGTCTGGCTGACGGCACGGTCGGCATACTTCATCTGCTTCCGGAGGAGATATGCGCGTGGGGCGTGGGGAACGGCAAGAAAGGCTCTTACAACTATCCTCCGTACCCGCACATACAGTTTGAGATATGCGAGGACGGGCTGAAGGACGAGACGTACTTCAAGGCGTGCTACAACGCGGCTGTTTCTCTGTGTGCCGACATCTGCCGCAGATGGGGATGGGAAGCCTCGGTCATCGTATCGCACAGAGAGGCGTACAAAAAGGGCTATGCAAGCAATCACGCCGACTGCGACCATTGGCTGAAGCGGTTCGGGCTGACGATGGACGACTTCCGGCGCGACGTGGACGGGCTTCTTCATCCCTCAAAGGTGATATCCGTCGGCGACACCGTGGTCTTTGCCGGAAAAAACCATTACCGGAACGCAAACGCGCTTATCGGCTTCAGGTGCAAACCGGGAAAGGCAAAGGTCATGAGGATATACCGGCTCGGCAAGTCGAGACATCCGTATCTGCTGAAGGGCTTCGGCGGGTGTACGGCTAACGGGTGGTGCAACGAAGAAGAAATAAGGTAAAATAAGTGCGCGGCAAGAGCGATTTTGCCGCCATTTATTTTTTTCAAAAATTTTTTTATTTTTTTTCAAAAACCCCTTGACAAATGCACTCAATGGGTGTATAATAGACGCGTAAGATAAAAAACACCCCGGACACCGGGAAGAAAGGCGCTTGAACTCGAGAAGTAAAAAAGACAAATGCGGGGTATAAATCCCCCGCAGAAAGGTTCGGAAAATGGCACAGATTAAAAGCGTGAGATTTGACAAATCAGGGCGAAACAGTGGCTGTGTTTGCGACAAGTGCGGTCAGTACATAATGAATATTTGGACGGTGCAATACAGTGACGGCGTATCGCTTCATTACGGAATTGATTGCTTTGAAAAGCTATGCAAAAGCGGCAAGTTAACCCGATACGGTGAAAAGCTAATGCGCGACACATTGAAGTCAATCGCATTTTACAGCGAACGGTTGAAAATGTGGGAAACCATAACGGAAGAAGAAGCCGAAGAAAAAGGACTGCTTGTTGATCTGAAGGTCACAGATTGGAATTCGTCTTATTGGGCAGGGAAAACCTTTGAAGAATATAAAAACTGGATGGTTGATGAATTTTTCCCCGCACGCCTTGCGTATTGCCAAAAAGATATTGATCGGTTCGCAAAAGTAAATTTCACAAGATAATCAAAAGCCGAGCGGGGGCGGCAAATCCCCCGCAGAAAGAGGTACAAAATGACACACGCAGAACTCGAAACCCGCATCGGCGAAACCAAGACCCTCCGCGAATGGATCGCAGAGCTTGACCTTCACCCCACCACCCTCAATGCCGAAACTACGGACGAGGCCTATGCATATGTGGTCTGCACCGAGGACAGGACATACCATGAGTATATAGTCGTATCCGACTATCGCGGAAGAAGCCTGACGGCAGAGAGCGAAGAAATGTATCTTGACGCGGAGTTTGAGCTTGACGGCATGGGAGGGTACAGCCTTGAAGAGACCGCAGCATCCTTCTCCGCACGTCATGAGAAAGCAAGAGCGCTCAGAAAAGCCATTATCCGCGCGAAGTTCGAGCTTGCAAGGCTTGCCGGTCTGCTCGACGAGTATAACGAGGCGGACGGAGACACCTTCGAGTGCGTTATCGACCGCGCCGCAGAATTTTTCGGTGTCACCGTCATCGCGACGGTCGCCGAGGCTCTGAAGTCTCTCCGCAAAAGAACCGGTCTTTCGCAAACGGCTTTCGGCGACATCTGCGGCGGCATCCCCCTCCGCACGATCCAGAACTGGGAATCGGGGATCAGAGAATGCCCCGATTACGTCCTCTTCCTCATAAAATCCCACCTGAAGAGCGAAAATCTCATCTGAAGAAACCAACCCGCGCCGGGAACGGAATGCGGGTTGGTTTTTTCGTGGCAGATTCGTGGCAGATTTGAGGTCAAAATTATGCCCCGTGGGGCAAAATCGCGCCCCGCGGGGCAGAACAAAAACCTGCCGCAAAGCCCCGTAATACAAGGAAAAACCCGCAATCCCAAGCGGGACGCGGGTTTGCGGGTTTGGTGCGGGTAACAGGGGTCGAACCTGTTCAAAAAGTCTGTAAACCCCCGTATTGATTGACTTTTTTGTTGCTCATGGCAGATTTCGTGGCAGATTATTATAAATATCGCTTAAAAGTATCGCTATAATACGTTTCGAGCCGCTCAAAAAACTGGTCTTTTTTGTCCCTCATAATGTGACCATATACGCGATTAACCATCTCCTCCGTCTCGTGTCCGAGCATATCCGCGATGTACTTTACCGGGATTCCGAGCATGATCATGACCGATGCGGCATAATGACGTAGCTCGTGGAAAGTGTAGTGTGCTCCGGGGCAAACTCTTGCGAGGGCGCGTTGATATCGCGTGTAAATTTGATTGGCTTTGAGCGGCGTTACAAAGACAGCGTCCGATGTATAGAGACGGCTCATCTCGTCCCGCAGATAAGGGATCATCTTAATAATCCGATATCCTGCATGAGATTTCGGCGCCTTTTCGACAAAATTGTTATTGATGTCCCTCACGAGCGCGGTATCGACTTTTATTGTTCCCGCTCCCAAGTCAACATTTGCCCATTTAAGCCCAACGATCTCGCTTGACCGCATCCCGGCAAGAGCGGCAAGCAGCACAGGCAGCTCGATATCTGTGTCGTATACATCTTTAATCAGCCGCATAACATCTTCTTCGGTTGGTATGATTATGTCCGATTTTTCTTTCTGCGGCAATGTTGTAAGTAATGTAAAATCCGGGCGAAACATCCTGAGTGCGGAAGACAAAAGCCCGTGCATATTTCTGACTGTCTTCGGCGCATGGCTTTCCGCTTCTGCGTTAACTGCCGCTTGCACATCCTCACGGGTCAGATCGTTGACATTGATTTGGTGGAGCATCTTGAGCGAGTTTTTCCGCATCTGAGTATACTCTCGATAGGTGCGCGGCGAAAGGACGTTTTTTTTGGATTCCACGTATCGTTCCATTGCGCAACAAACCGTGATGTTCCCTGCGCGGTTGTCTTTTCTCTGCGCTTCAAATTGCGCCGCCTCAAGCTGCACGGCTTTTTTGTTTTTTCCGGTAAAGCTCCGGTAATGTGCCTTTCCGTCCTCGTCCTTATAGTCAAGGACTTTTATCCGGTACGACCCCGACGGTAGCCTTTCTGCCTTAACCATTTTGACCTCCTTCAAAAAGAACCCCGCACGCGCGGGGTGTTGTTCATATTATCGTTATAAGGATTTCTTTCTGCATCTCGACAGAAGCAAGTGCCTGCCTGAAAAACCCGATGTCGATGTGTGTGAAATCGTATATCAGTATGCCGATGATGGCGGCAACCAACGCAAACAAAAGAAAGCCGAGAAAGATTATCCAAAGGTTTTTGTCTCTTAAAGAGCGGAGATAGATCTCGGATATCCGTTTCTCCGTTCCATAGTCTCGGACATACTTAATGACAGTCGCGGTTCCGGTTGTAGGCTCAATCTGCTTTTGCTCGATTCCCGCAAGCTCATCGAGAGAGCCGCCAAGAACTTTTACCACACTGGAGACGGTGTAAAACGCCGCTCCCTCGGCATGACCGGAGAACAGCCGCGCAACCGTGCCGGGAGCGATGCCGCTCAGCTCTGCAATCTGCTGATTGGTCAGGGCTTTTTCCTTTTTCAGCTCGTTCAGATACTCTGAAATCGTCATTTTTTTGACCTTCCTTCATTGTATAGTTTCCAGCATTTAAATATGAATCGCAATTCTCATATATGAATTGCACAATTCGATTAAATATGCCGGTATTCAGAACTGGTTATTGCTATTCACCTGTAAATGTGGTATGGTAAATATAGCATAAAAAACCGGAGGTATACTATGATACGCAATCGCTATGAAAAACGGCGCATCGAAAGAGAGCGCCATTACACCGACCCGATAATCACCGAGGACGAGCTTCGGCTTGCAAGAGCCTTGCAGCTCCGCATGAGGCGCGTGACGTATCAGGAGGACTGTGCGCCGGAAGACGGAAAGGGGGGTGATTGAATGGGAGAGATTCGTTTGACGCCGGATGTTGCCCGGTTTATCGCAAAACTCACGCAGGAAGAATTCACAATTATTAAATCTCTCTACGGAGAGGACGACGAAAGGACACAGACAAATGAAAGACGAAATAATAAATCTCGAAGAGCTTAGCGACATTCAGAAAGAATGGATTATTGAGATACTCACAGCCACCCCGAAACAGCTTGAACGAATGATTCAGCTGCTTACCAAGTAACATACCGCTTTATGCAAAGCCCGCTTCGGCGGGTTTTGTTTTTTAGTCCTTGCTCCAAGTGTTGCCGCAGTTTTTGCAGACCAAAACCGTCTTGTACTTTATGTCGTTTGTAGTCTGCGACACCGACGTTGATTTTCCCTTGTATTTTTTCTTTTTACATAACTGACAAATAAGCCGGGGGATGAAAAGGAAAATCCAAAGCATCAGATCAACCATCCACCACCACCACCCGATGAAGAGCCACCAAAGGCAACCGTGACCTTTCTGCTTATATATAGATTTTGTTTGCGTTACTGTGGTTCCACCGGAGTTTTCTTGGAAAACCTTTGTTTCTATCTGGCTGCTTCCGCACTTTGGACAATAAAAGTGCGGAGAATCGGGAGACTGTTCAACAGAAGTCTGTTCTCCGGATATGATTTTTTGTTTTTCTGCTTCAAACTCCTCTTGCGTTAATGCCCCGGATTTAAGAAGATTTTGCAACTTTTCAAGCTCGTCATATTTTGACATTTCAGGTTACCTCATTATCATTTATTCCCGTCTGTGGATTTTTCGGATTTCCACAGCGACATTTGGCTTTTTAAAAACTCATCATCAGAATTCAAAACCAATAAAATTACATTCTTTTTTGCTTCCGAAAGGGACGACAAGTCAATTATGTTCGGATTTGACGGAATTTCTGGATCGTCGGTTTTTCCGCAGAGATAATCTACCGTAGTTTCAAGCTCCCTTGCAATAATTTCAAGGCGAAATAAAGGGATCTCTCGTCCGGTTTTTTCAATATCGTTGAAATAGACTTTTTTTACATCGAGCTTCTCGCAGAGATATGACAAACTTCTGCGCTTTTTCTTTGCTCTCGATCTAATTCTTTCTATGCACACCATAATAACCTCTTGCAAAACGCACAAATAACATTTTTGTATGAATTGAAAAACAGTACAAACATACAAAACTTACGAAATGTAAGTTTTTCTATTGACATCTTACGTTTTGTAAGGTATAATGATATCACAGTCGCAGCGCGGCTGATGTCAAGAAAGACCTCCCGAGACAAAAGCGCCGGAAAGTGATTAAATTGTACCTCGCAATTACAGTATATCATTTAACGGCGCGATTGTCAAGGGAAATTCGTAACAAATTTAAAAGGAGGAAAAAATGGAACTCGATCTGAAATTAAGAATCCGTCGTTTGGGCATAAAGCAGAATTACATCGCGAAAACGCTAAGCAAGCCGGGTTTTTCGGTAACTCCTCAGGAGCTTAGCAACGCAATAGCAAAAAACACCAATTATCCGAAAGACCATAAAATCCGCAACGAAGTGTTGAACTTGCTGACAAAGCTCGAACGCGAAAGGGGACTTGACTGATGCCCCGCGCAGCCATGACCGAAACCGAAAAACGGTGCGCTTCGGTCGTGCGGCATATCGACGCATACAAAGCAGAAAGATACCGGAAGGGAGACGACAAGGACACCGTCGCAAAGAAACTCGGTCTGTCCTACGGTCGCCTGAAAAGCATTCTCAGGACATCCCCGGAAAGCGTCACCCTCTCGGAGCTTTCTGCCATCGCAAACGCGATGAACATCTCAATCTCAACTCTCATAGGAGGCTGACATGAAAAAGTACATCCCCGGCACGCTTGCCCTCACACTCATGTATATATTTCTTGCGCTTGCCGTGACCTTCGGAGTAAAGGCTCTCGCCGCCCTGCCGGTTATCGTGTACGCGCAGTACAAACTAATATTCAAAAGGAGAAGCAAATCATGAAAATCACATCCAAGAAGTACGTAAAACTTGCCGCCTCCATCATGGTGCGCATCGCCAATCTGCAGAACGCCGAGAAAGACCCGCTCGTCAGTTACTGTTTCCTCCTGTCCTGCGATCATCCTCAGATGCTGCAGATCGCTAAATTTGTCCGCGACAAGGAGCATCCCACCGAGATTGCTGGCTCCAAGATTATGACCGCATATGCGACATGGGTATCCTTTGACGCAGACCTTGAGACACTGCTCTACACCCTGTCACAGTGGGAGATCGACTGCCTCCCGGAAGAAGAGGAGAACAAAAGCGATGTGGAGTGACCTTGATATCGTCGAGCGGTACGAGCAAAAATGGCTCGACCCGGATTATGACTGGGAAAATCACCGCTATCGCACATATGCGGACGAACCCGAAGAGAAAGACGAAGAAGAAACCGAAACACCAGTCTTTGAGACCGAAGAAGAAGAAAATGACTGGCAGGAAGCACAGCTTCTTATCGCCTGTGAAAAAACAAGAAAGATGGTGAAATGCAATGCTTAAGAAATTCGACGAACTTTATAAAATCGATGTAAGCCCCTTCTGCGACAAGAAGACGGGCAAAGACGACAACGGACGGGTGATAGATATCCCCTACCTCAACTGGGCGAAATGCGTTACCCTGCTTCATGACAACGGCGCGGAAACGGTGTACTACACCCCGGTGAAGAACGCCGAGGGCGGATATCTCTTCTCGTCCCGCGAAACACACAATAAGGACGGAAGAACCACAGGCTGTTACTTCGTCAGCGTTGAGATACACATCGATGACCTTGTCTTTACTCAGGATATGCCGCTCCTCAACGGAAACCTTGTGGTGTACGACGATACCCTGAACCAGCTTCGTATCTCAAACGCACACGCAAGAGCTTTCGTGAAGGGCGTTGCGATCCGAACCGGTCTCGGCTTCTCCCTCTGGGCAGGAGACGACGAAGGTGAAAAAGCCGAAAGCGAAGACCTCAGCATCCATAACATCCAGAAGATAAAACTGCGAATGGAACAGCTCATAACGCGAAAAATGCAGAGCGGCATGACAGAAGAGGATATCGCGAAAGCCTGCGGCGCGAGTAAGAATAAGTTCCGGGAGATCATGACCGTCTGCTTCAACAACATCGCAAAGCTTGAGAACGAACTCAAAAAGCTATGATAAAGAACAAATCCCGCGCCGGCTGGTTCGGCGCAAGCGACACCGCAACAATCATGGGAAACTGGCAGACAAAAACCTTCGCGGCATGGTGGATGGTAAAGCTCGGGCTTGCCGAGAATAACTTTACAAACATCTACCTTGCCGCCGGGACAGCCTACGAACACCGCATCCTCGATGCTCTCGGTGTAAAAAAGCGCGACCGGCAGATAAAAATCAGAAAGATTGACGGTCAGCCCGTCCGCCTGAGAGTAAACCTCGACGGAGAGGATAAAGAGTACATTCACGAAGTCAAAACCCACAGTAATCCGAGATTCAAAGTGCCGAAAAACTACTGGCAGCAGGCGCAGGTCGAAATGTTTGCGACCGGAAAAAAGCTGTATATCGACCATTACCTTCTCCTCCCCGAAGATTACGACAATTTCTTCAACGAAATCGACCCTGACCGTCTCGGCAGGATCGAAATCCCATACGACCGCGAATGGGTTGAAAAAGAGTACATCCCCCGCCTCATCCACCTTTCAAAGTGCTTGAAAGAAAGGAGATTCCCATGAAAGGCAGGATCGTCAACTTCATCTGCGGGAGGCTGATGAAAAAACAACAGCTCACCATAGAGCTTGAAGAAGATTTTTCTCCGTTCTATGATGAGCTGAAGGACGCAATAATCGAATTCACCTTCGAAAAATGGTTTCCGCTGAGAAAGAAAAACGCCAACGCCTACTTCTGGGAACTCTGCGGAAAGCTCGCCGCAAAGCTGAGACAGCCGAAAGAGCAGATATACCGGTTTTACTGTCGGGACATCGGAGACAACTACTACACCTTTGAGCTTCCCACAGAAGCGGTTGAAGGCTTCGACCGGGTATGGAAAACCGGAGACAAGAAAAAGAAGAGAATCGGATGGTTCACAGAAGAAATGCCGTCCCCGCAAAAAGGGATGTCCACCGTCCTTGCCTACTTCGGATCGTCGTTATTCACCACCCCGCAGATGTCGAGGCTGATAGACATGGTGATTGAGGACTGCAAGGAAAACGGTATCGAAACCAAAACCCCGAACGAGATCGCGGAGATGCTGAGCCTATGGGAAAACGCGAGATAAAATCAGTCCTCAAGACCCGCCCCGGTCTGTGCTACCTCTGCAAAAGGCAAACCGAAACCTGTCTCCACCATGTGTACTTCGGCTTCAACCGCTGGATGTCCGACGAAAACGGCTTCGTCGTCTTCCTCTGCCCCGGCTGTCACACGGATAGCCCATCAGCCGTCCATAAATGCCGCGAGACAGACTTAATGCTCAAGCGCAGATGTCAGGCGGCATACGAAAAAAACCACACAAGGGACGAGTTTATGCGCCTTGTGGGACGAAATTACTTAACCGAAAAGGAGAAAGAGAAATGAAAGAACAGAACTACATCGTAAGAGCCGACAGAGCAGGAGTGTTCTTCGGCAAAATCAAGGAGCGCAGCGGAAGCGAAGTCACCATGACCGACGTCCGCCGTATCTGGTACTGGAGCGGCGCGGCATCCCTCTCACAGCTTGCCGTTGAGGGAACAAAAAAACCTAAAGATTGCAAGTTCACCATCTACGTCCCCGAGATGATTATACTCGGAGTGATTGAGATTATCCCCTGCACCGCCGAGGCTGAAGTCAGTATAAAGGAAGTTCCGGAATGGAGAGTGTAAAAAAGTTTGTTGCTGTCAGATGCGGCTCCGGCGACGGCTCCGGCTACGGCTTCGGCTTCGGCTTCGGCGACG